GCAAACAGGGTGAAGATGTCCGGGGGCGTAACTGGGTGCCTGCCAGGATGCGTTACTTTATCGGTTAGGTTTTTAAGCCGCCTGCATACCGTCCTTGGTTACAATCAGCCGACTGGGTATTGCCGACATAAGCTTGGGGTCATGGCTGACTATGACCGCCACAGGGCACCGCCCGTCTGCTGCCCGTTCCAGGACCATCCGAATAAGGGCACCCTTCTTGTCAGCATCAAGATGGGTGCCTGGTTCGTCCATCATAACGAAGCCAAGGCGCACGTCGCGCATTTCTTCGGCAAGGTCGCCCAGGGCCATCCGAAGGCAGAACTCAATCCGGTCAAGCTGGCCCCCTGAATAGGCGGCCACGTCCAGCCTGGGTTCGGCCCCGTTGTCCACCAGCACTTCCAAGGTTTCCTTGTCGTCTTCGGTTCGCGTTGAAAACCCGATTGAAAATTCAGGGGATCCGAATTCGTTCAGGTAGGTGTTCACCGCATCAGCCAGAGCAGGAAGGCGTTCATCGATCAGGTGGACAGGCAGACCAGCCTTCGGATCCATGGCCTTGCTTGCCATGTCGGCGATAGTCCAGCCCACGCCGGCGGTGTCCATTTCGTCCTTTTTCTTCTTGGCGTTTGAAGCCAGGTCGGCCTGGGCCATCAGACTGGCTTTGGTGCCGACAATGGAACTAGCGCAAGAATCCACTTCCATTTGGGCTTGGGCTTCAGACAGCTTGGCGGTATCCACGGCGCGCCGTTTATCAGCCAGCCTGGAATCGATCGAAGCCAGCGACTTCCTGGCTTCTTCCACTTTAGCTGCGGCTTCGTCTGCCTTTTTCTGGGCTTCCACGATTTTGGCATCAAGGTCTGCCAAGCTTTTTTCGTGGGCGGTCTTAGCATCGGTTCCGGCTTTCAGCAACGCATCACGTTCTTCGCCCGCGGTCTTGGCGTCTTTGGCCGCCAGTTTGGCAGCTTCAAGTTCCATGTCAGCCAACCGCAACGCCTGGGAAGCTTCGGAAACGGCGAAGGTGGCCTTGGCTTCAGCGTCAGACCGGGCTTTGGTCAATGCCCTGGACGCATCTTCGGCGGTTCTGGTCAGCGCCTTTTCTTCTGATTCGTTGACGGCATAAGCTTCGTTCGCCGTCTCACATGCCGTTTCTGCGGCCTTGATCTTTATGGAAAATTCAGCCACTTCCAATTCCATGGAAGCTATTTCTTTTTCAGCGTGGGCCGAATCAAGCGCCTGTCCGCACTTGGAACAGTTTTTCAGATCCTGGCCTTTCATGGCGTCTAGGGCTATCGCCACTTCCTTCCGCTTGTGTAGAAGGGTGTCGCGGTCGTATAGGGCGACAGACTTGGCGTTCTGGGCCGTCTTTGTGGCAAGGCGGGCATCGACTGAAGCTTTGGCAGCCTTTGCTGATTTAGATTCCAAATCATCAATCAGGGATTCCAATTCCTTGTCTATGCCCTGATTTTCAACCTTGTTCAATGCGGCTTCGGCCTTAGCCCGCGCTTCAGTTAAGCCTGGAACCTGGAGAGCCAGACCTGCTTTTTCATCGGCCCGCTTCTTGGCTGCGGTGTAGGAAGACAGGCGTTCGTCCCTGGTTCGCTTGTAGGTGGCTTCCAGGTCAACCTTTGCCATATTCAGGGAAGCAACCCCGTCAGCTTGACCTGCCAGGGAATCAATGACCCCTTGAAGGCTGTTCCGTTCGGATCCGACAGCCCCGGCTTCAGCGATGGCCGCCTCGGTGATAGCCTTGGCTTTTGTAAGGGCTTTGCCGACATTAGGCGCATGGGCCTCAAAGGCCTTCAAATCGTCAGTCAGCCTTTGGACTTCGGCTTCGTTGTATCGGCTGGACGCTTCTTCATAGGTCGCAAGGGCTGCGTCCTTGACCCGCATCTTGACCTTGCGGTCTTCGTCCAGGATCTTGAAGGCGCGCCCTATGGCATCCAGACCCAGGATTTCGGCAAGGATGGCCTTGCGTTCGGAAGGTTCGGCGCCAATGAAGGGGTTCGGATCCCGCTGGAACTGGAAGTTTACCGCCCGCATGGACAGGAAGGTGGCCCCCACCAGCCGGCCCAAGGCCGCCTGGGTGTCGGCAACACCCCCGTCAGCCAGACTGACCCACTTGGCTTCTGGGTCAATCCTCATTTCCACGTTGACCTTGTGGGTGGCCGCCCCCTTGGAATTAAGAGTCACGGTTCTGGTGATGCGGTATTGACCGCGGTCACCTGTCAGGAACAGGGTTACGGCGGTCTTAGATGCCCCCTGGCGAACCAGGGACGCCATTTTCAGGCCTTTGGACACCTGCCCAGTGAGGGCAAACAGGACGGCTTCGATCAGGTTGGTCTTCCCCAGACCGTTTTCGCCACAGACCAGCATCGGCTGGCCCGCGGTGAACTTGACCTCTGCTTTGGCATGGGATAGCCAGTCCGTCATGTGGACTTCGGTCAGGACGACCGCTTTGTCCAGGGCGGCGGGGGATGATGCTTTCAGGGCACCCAGGGCAGCTTCCAGGGCGGGCTTCGCCAGGTTGTTGTCAGGCCAGCGGTTCGCCACGTAGTCCGCCAGGGCTTGCTGAAGCCCCGACTGGGCTGTCACAACCCCCCGCTTTGTGGCCTGGACGGCCCGTTTGACGTCAAAAGTCTTGAAGAAGGGCTCTTGGATTGACCCGCCGGCTACCGCGGTCTTAAAGGCAGCCTGGGGGTTCTCGCCGGACACGAAATCGCCTACGACCTTGACCAGGTCGTCTTTGCCAAACTTGCCGGTCTTGGTTCCAAGTTCGCGCCAGTTCACCTGAATCCAGTTACGCTTCGGCTTCACCTGGAACAGTTCCCATTTGCCTGTTTCAGTATCCAAAATCGCATAGCCCTTTGGATCGTTTCGCTCACCGAAATCGCAACAGAACGGGCTTCCTGGGAACACGACCTGGTGGTTGTCGGGGGCCTGAACGACCTGCTGCTTGTGGATGTGCCCGAAGAACGCCGTCTTGCACCCGAACTGGGTGAAGATGCTGGAATCCAGGTTGTCCCCTGGAAGCACCATGTTCTTGGCGCCAATGGTGACGCCGGCGTAGGCGTAGTGGGCGAACATGTAGGATGCGCCCTTTGGCCCCAAGACCGCCTTGGACAACTTCATAACTTCTTCGGGGGTCTTCCTGTGCAGGTAGGGCACAAACAGAATTGGGTGCCCGAATAGGTGTATGCAGGTGGGGGCGTGGTAGACGTGGAACTTTTCGTTGAGCTTGCCCAGGGCTTCAAAGCTGGACGAAGACAGGTCGAATATCGCCCCGTCATGGTTTCCGGCGATGGCGTGGATTTCCCAGCCCCAGCTTAATGCTTCCCCAAATATGGAAGCTGCGGCGGTCAGGGTTGCGGAATCAGGGTTCCGTTCTTCGGTCAGGTCGCCCAGGTGGATCATGCCTTCGCACCCCGCCAATCTGGCGGTCTTCATGATGTCCCGCATCGTTTCCTGGTTTTCTTTGAACCGAATGCTTTTCCCAAGGTCGTCCAGGCGGTCGTGTGACGGCTTGGATTCGAGTTGCGAATCGCCCCAAATAAGTAATTTCATGCTGTCTCCTATGCGTTAGAACTTCTGGGTCAATCGCCCAGGCAAGCCCCCCGAAAGGGGCAAGCCTGGAAAATCGAACTAGAACGGGATGTCGTCGTCTGATCCTGCTCCCTGTGAGGCTTCTTCGTGCCCCCCTGGGGCTTCTTGCGGAGTGGGTGCTTGTTCGCCCATCATGGCTGCTTCTTCGCCGGCCGCTTTGGCGATGATCTTATCCGCCTGTTCCTGGGTCATGGGCGGGTAGATCTTTTCCCAGTCAATGGCATCGTTTGCATTGGTTGGGAGTCCTTCCACAGGCACAATCGCCGAAGTGTCGATGGTCAAGCCCGCGCTGAAGTCCACTTCATAGGACGCCCTGGACGGATCTTTCTCATCCGTCTTCGCCCACAGCTTGAGAACAAGCTTGGACAGGTCTGTCGTGGGGAGTGGCTTGAGGGGCTTCTTGGATGACTCACCATCAATGTCGGCGATAAGGACTTCGGTGGCCTTGCCGAAGGCGGGATTCAGGATTTTGTTCCTGAACTGTTCCCACCAAGACTCGTTCAATTCCCAAATATACGGCTTGGGGTTGACCGTGTATTTCGGCTTTTTTGTGATGGGGTCCACGACCACGACGCGCTTCGTCTGCCCTGGCTTAGACAAGTCAGGGACTTCGGCGTATTCAAAAAGCACCTCGTAGATTTCCATGGCGAAAAGCTTTTTGTAGTCACGCTTCATTTCACCTGGGGCACCGGTCTTTTTGTTGGGCGGCCAGTATTGGATTTCGCCCTTGAACTTCAAAGGGGCAATCAGGTTGAAGTGCTTCTTAACAAGACGGGCCAGGGCGCATGTATCGACAGGGCCATACTGGGTTCCAAGAACCGACTTGCCTGTGGGCTTGCCGTCTTTCTTTCCAGGATAGGTCCAGCCTTCGTTCAGACGGGCTGCCGAATAGAACGGGGCCTGAATGACCGAAAGGTCGTTGCGAAGACCAACCTGAAGCCAGAACTGAACCCCGCCGTAGAGGTTCCTGGACTGGGGGCGGCGGATAACGAAGCACCGCGCTTCGCCGTCCTTCTTCATGGTTTCGCTTTTGTCGCCGTTGACGGCACCCAAGTAAAAGGCTTCACGGCCCAGGGTGCGCGCCCGCCAGGGGTTTTCAAAGCCACTGGTGCTAGGCGCATCCAGATCGTAATTTTCTTCTTGCGGTTTCTGTGGTTCGCTCATGATTTCCTCATGTGTAGACCTGTATATCGGTCATGGTTTTTGGTCATGTTTTGTTGATGCCACGTAGCACCATCGAGTTTGACACTTGCAACTGCGAGTTCAGCAGACGGCTGCGTTGTTCGATGCCCTTATAGATATTGCTGAGCACCTTAGCCAAGCGGGTTGTGGTCACCAGCCGGGACTTCAGTTCATTCCAGGTCGCCTTGTTGCCGTTGATTATCGCTGCCCTGATGCCGTCCTTTGTGGGGGCTGATTTAAGCCCCGAAGGGATCTTCTTGCCATCAGCGTCTTTAAGCGCGTCGATAGTCCTGGTCAAGGTTTCCAGTGTTGCCTGCCAGTGTTCCTGAATGAACAGTTCAATTTCTTCTTCTAAGGAAGCCTGCTTTTCTTCGATCATGATCAATTCAAGGCCGTAGAACACCAGCATCGCTGGCAGCTTATCAGCCATCATATTGAGCGCGTTCGGATTGTCGTAGGCATCCCCCAATGAAAGTAGATTCAATAAATCCGCCATCATCGGCTTTCCTTTGATCGTCAGGTCGATTTCAAGAATGGCTGGCGCATGTTCCTCAAACACAGCCAGGGCCTTTTTGAAACCTTCTGGTGACGAACTTTCCATATAGATTCACCCCCTTCCAAGACCCGCAGTGCGGGTGTCGTTATGCGTTATAGCCTATGCCTGGGACATGCCCCGACAGGCTTAAAAGATAACAAAATGTTGCCTTTAGGTCAACCCCTAATCGCCCCACCGTTCCTTGATGTCGGCATCGACTTCTAGGGACAGCGTATCGGGTAAAAACGGCATTTTACGTGACATTTCTTCCATTACCCAGACCTTGATTTCTTCGGCCCGTTCCCGTAGGACTTCCACCACAATTTGGTCATGGACTTCCAGAACAATTCTGGCGATGTCCGACCAACGGGCGCCAAGTTCTTTCCTGAACCTTTCATGGATCCTGACAATGGAAAGCGACGTGCAATCCCCGCCAGTGCCCTGGATGGGCGTGTTCTTAGCCTTTCGTTCGGCTGAACTTTGGTCGGCGGGCTTGCTTGAATAGAACCCTGGTAGTGCCCTGAAGCGCCCCATGCTATAAGACACACCACCAGCCTTACGGGATTCTCCCACGGTTCGGGTTAGCCATTTGGCCGCCACAGGGAAAGTCTTGGTTGACCAGTCGTCCAACCATTTTTGGGCTTCAGCCACAGGGACGTTAAGATCATCAGCCAGCCCTTCGGCCCCTTCGCCGTAGGGGATACCGAAGTTTACGGCCTTGGCCTTTTTCCTAGCGTCAGAATGTTTCTTATTCCAGTCGGCAAAGTAGGCGTCGCGTTCTTCCTTGGTGGCGGTAGGCGACAGCGTAATTGGAATTCCGAACATCTTGCTGGCGGTGATGGAATGTGGATCCAAACCTTCACGGAAGACCCGAATGAATTCTGGGTCGCCAGAAAGCATAGCCAGGATTCGGAGTTCCAGGGCTTTGAAGTCGGCGTCAACGAAGACGTAGCCTTCAGCCGGAAGAAGCAGGTTTCGCAGTTCTTTGGTCTTGGGGATGGTTTGAAGGGCTGGCCCTGTGATGCTGACGCGCCCTGTGACCGCACCGTCAATGTGGATTTCTGGGCGAAGGCGACTGTCCTTGCCAACACAAGCCAGCATGCCGTCACCGTCAGTCTTGACGCCTTCACGTTCCCAGGCGACTTCGCCGAACATTTCAAGGGTCGCCGACTGTTGTGGCCTTTCGTTTACCTGCCAGCCGATGAAGCTTGAAATGAACTTGTTGTCCTTCCGGTAAGCCAGAAGTTCTTCGATGAAGGGGAACTGCTTCTTCAGCGGGGCCAACGCTTCCAGGGCGGTCGAAGGTGCCTTGGTTTTGTCGGATACCACCAGCACAGGGGCTTTCAATTCCTTGTAGATCAGATCCGCCAGTTGGGGGACAGAATTCAGATTGAACGGTTTGAAGGCTGTGGGGGCGATACCGCGGGCAGCCAGTTCATGGCTGCCCCACCAGTGGGGGTGCCGGCCAACCTTGGCAAGGCAGGATTCTTCAGCCGCTTCTATTTTGACCACCATAGAACGACCCAAGGCCTTTGCGCCTTCAACGTCCATGCGAACGCCGAAGTATTCCATCTCAGCGATTTCACGGTAATGAGGCATTAAGATTTCGTAGAACAACGGGTCTTTCCCCCTGGCCCGAAGCTTTGGCCCAAGATCCCACATCAGCGATAGCGTCGCGTCCGCATCCTTGGCGTTGTATTCAAGGAGTTTGTCGTCAGGGCAGTTCAAGTAGCCATAGGTCTTGTCCAGGTATTGTTCAACGGTCTCCCACCACCGCCCCAGGTCGGGCCTGATCATGGGGGCCAGGTCGTCAAGGCCTTTGGCCTTTGACTCCTGATCGAGGGCATAGGCTGCCACGAATGTGTCGAAGTCGTAGTTCTTCACACGGATACCCATGTCGTGGCGCAAAAGCACATTGTCAAAATTTCCGTTGTGGCCCGTCTTGTAGATGGGGTGTTCCAGGGTTTTGCGAAGCATATTTACCACCCGTTCAGACCTGTGCTTAGGCCGGATGACGGCAGCAAATGCTTCGGCAGGTCTGAAAGAAAATGCCACAGTCAAAGATTCTGCTTTGTGCGGGTCGTGCATGCGCTGGTATCCGTTTAGCCCGGACGTTTCAATATCGAAAGATAATACCTGTTCGGACTCGCATCGCTTATACACGTCAGAAAGAAGATGAAAAGTTTCTTGTTCGTTATGGGCATAGGAATAATTCAGGTTGGAAACTGGGCCTGTGCTGGTAGCCAGCTTGGCCGCCATGTCAAAAGTGCGGGCAAGTTCCCTGGCGGCTGAAGGATTTCCTTCTACTGAAAGCGGATCAGGGCCGGCCACTACTACAAAGGCATTGCCACGGTTTACAGTCCCGTTTGATGCGAATGTGAAGACCTTGGCACATTCCTTGGAATCCCAGATCCGTGCCTTCACCGAAGCACTGGGGGCCATGCCCAGAATGCTTTTGATAGCAAGGTCGCCCAGAAGCACGATGACTTTGGGTTCGATGTATGAAACCTCACTGTCCAGATATTTTGAACAGGTAAGGATTTCGGCGTCTTGTGGGCGTTTGCCTTCGCCTGGATGGCACCTAACCAAGTATGAAAAGAAAAGTTCGTTTCGCGTAAGGCCAGCTATGCCCAAAGCCTTATCCAAGGAAGCTGCCGCATTCCCCATGAAATGGGCACCCTTGTCCGAATCCACCTTAGAGGGGCTTACCCCTATGACGAAAATCTTGGCTTTGATCTTGGAATCGCCCCGGCCTTTGACGTAGTTTCTTCCGTGGGTTTTGTGTAGTTCGCAGGATGTGCATGTGAATTCAGCCATGGAGTTTCCCCTTCAGCGTGTCAGAAAATGACTTTTTTTCGTTAAACTTAGCCCGAACGGATGCGCCAAACCCCAAAGGGAGTTCCGCGGGATCATAGCCTTCTGGGATCTTGAATGGGAACAGCTTCCCATTTAACAGACGACCATGGTCAGCCATAGCCCTATGGATACCAGCCTGTCCGGCCTGGTTGCCGTCAAACATGACGAAGATCTTGTCGAATTGCTGAAGCAGATGCGCCCGCAATTCCCCAATCCTGGCCCCGAAGCACCCCATAGTGGGAAGGCCTTCCCGAACACAGGCGGCCAGATCAAATTCCCCTTCAACAAGGACGACTTCCCGCTGGCTAGACCCAAGCAGGTTCAATGGGTCATAGAAGAAGGTGGCGGTATTTTCGATGGGTCGCCACTTCGGAAGTGGGTCTGGGAGTATTGATCTCCCCAAGAACCCGATGTTCCCCTGGTTGAAGTAGATGGGGAAGACGATGCGCTTCCCCCCGACTGTGATATTGCCTTTGTAGCCCATGGACATGCGAAGGTCGGGGCAATACCGAAGGCCCAGCTTCGACCACACCCATTCAGGGATTTTACGCTTCGCCATATACGCCACGGCTTCTGGGTAGTCGCCGATCAGCTTGACCACTGGATAGGGTGCCATGGCCCGCGGGGTCAGGTTTTCCTTGTCCTTCCCGCTTAGGCGATCCCGAAGGTCGTCGGTGGCCCCCATATCAACGGGAAAAATGGCTTCGACTTCAGCCTGGGCGGTTCCTGTCAAGGTGGCGAACAACGCCTGGATGCTGGGCCCCTTCCGACCACAGGAAGGGTTGAAGCAGTTCCATTCCCCCGTTTCCACATGGACGCCGAAGGACGGCGTTTCCTGGCGCTTGCCCTTGGAATGGAATGGGCAGTCGAAGGATAGGTTCTTGCGTGTCCGCTTCCGCGGGGCGTCAATCTTGCCCAGCTTCTGTAGGTCCACCAGAATTGAAGCTATTGCCGTCTTGCTCATATATCGTTCGGATCCATGGTGTCAGTATCCTGGACCGGCGGTTCTTCCCTCGGTGGCGCCGTAGGGACGAAATCGTCAGGAATGCTTTCGCCCATAGAAGCAATCACATTATCCCTGTCTTCCATTTCCTTTGCCCTAGCCTCATATTCGGAAACATCGAAGGTCACATCCGCCGTGGCCTGGTCTTTTTTTGCGGCTTCAATATCGTCAAGGGTCTGCCCATACTTCTGCTGGGGCGGATCTTCACGCAATACCCAGTTTTCCCAAACAGGGAAGACGCTGAACGGTTCAAAGAAGGCGTCCCTTAGCTTGGACTTGCCAATGATGTATTCGTTATCCTTGCGCGTGAAGTAAAGCATTCCATCAGCGTGGTAGCCAATCGACTTAGCCAAGGCCGTATCGTCCGTGGTCAATTCCTTTTTGTCGGTCGTCCCGCCCGCAGCATGGACGGCGGTCAAGACGGGGATACCACGCCCGCCATAAACGATGTCCCCAAGGACACGAAGTTCCAGGGCCACTTGGGAATACCAGCGCCAGTCCATGACCTTGAATTCCCTGGGATGATTCGGGGCCATGTTCGTGATCTGATCCACGACAAGGTAATCGTAGGCCTTTGGTGCCGACCGCAGGATATTTAGAATGTCCCTGGAACAGCATGGGGGGTTCATGTGGACGACTTCAAGACAGAAGTCTTCTGGTAATGCCCCGATGGTTTCCATCAGCTTGTTTTTGTGGAATTCGTTCAAGGACGCAGTCTTCATGTCCTGATATGGCACCGTGGCGATGTTGGCGTAAAGACGGCGCATGTAGACGTCACGACTGTTTTCAACCGTGATAAGCAGAACCCGTTTACGGTTCAAGGATGCGTTTACAGCTACCTGGCCCAGGAACAGGGATTTACCGACACCCGAACCGCCGACCATGACCCAGAGTTCTTTATTGAAGTGCCCATGGGTAGCATCATCAATAGTGCGAAAGCCGGTGGGCGTCCCATACCGCCTGGACGGATCCTTGGCAATGGCTTCATAGTCAGCCCAGAATGCGCCGAAGTCGGACGCTAGTTCGGCCTTAGTGTATTTGGTAAGGGGGATGGCGATGTCGCGCTGAAGGCTTTCAACAGCATCGTCAATCGCCCCCTTGTCCAGCATGTCGGCGGCCGCAAGCATGACGGCCTTGGCTGTCCTGGCCTTCCAATCACGTTCCAGCAGTTCGCAGTAATACGTGATGTGCTTTGCTTCATCCAAAGAAGCCGGAACTGAATACGCCCTGGCAAGCGCATCGGGGTGCGACTTCCTGTCTTCGGGGTTGCGACGCCCCATCAGATCAAGAAGGATTTCTTTTGTTGGGGCTATCCCATATTCACATGAATAGGAAACAGCCGAATCAAAAGCGATGCTGAGAATGGGGCTAAGGAACCATGTGTGACTGGCCCTGATAGAAACTTCAGGGGCTGTCGTAGGGTTCCGAAGCAAGACCGCGAGGACCTTTTCCTCTGGCCTGAATTCGGGGTCGGGCATACCTTACTCCCTTATGCGTAAAAGCAACAAATTGTAACCTTTCAACCATTCATGGTCAAGCGGGTTTTTTTGATCTTTCCAGGAACCAGTCATCCGAATCAATCAGGTCTTTCCGAAGTGCCCAGGCCACCTGAATAGCGTCAGCGACATCATCGTCCGACTTGGCTGCGTTGCTGTGGAACTTCAGGTCTAGGCCATACAGGGAATTGGCCCTGGTGATGGTTGGAAGTTTCCCCTTTTCAAATTTCCCGCAAAAAACCTTCTTGGCATGTGCGGTATTTACATCAAAGGCCGTGATGTCGTTGATGTGGCACCAGTAAAGCACCGCCCCGTAGCCCCCAGTAAGCATGCGCGTTGAAGCCCCGTTCCTAAAAGAATTCGGCTGTTCTAGGGCTACTACGGCGGGGCGACCTTTTAAGAATTCAACCATGAAGTTTTCTATGTGATCAATGGTCATAGCCCAGCGTTCAACAAAGTTATCTTTCTCTTTGTCCACGTCTGGTGGTGCCACCACGCGGACACGATGAAGTAGCTTGGCGGGTTCTGCAATTTCTATAACAGCCACGCCGGTGCGATAGGATCCGAAGTCAATCCCAAGAACAACATCAACGACTGGTAGGTCTTTTAGCTTCATGCGGGCACACGGTGGTCAGGGCCAGACACCACATGATTTACGGATCGGCTGCGAAGCCTGGATATAATGGCTTCGGCGTAGTCTGCCGGAACTCCACCAGCCATAATGCGTTCTCCGAATTCCCTGATGTCAACATTCATGGTAACCAAAATTGGAAGCTTGTTTGTGTCGTAGTGATTCACAGCGGCTAGAAGACGTTCACCTTCATAGTGCGTTCCACGAAGCTTGTCTAAATCATCTAGGACAAGGACATCGCCCCCGCTGAGCCATGAGGTATAGTCACTGATGTTTCCTGATTTAAACTTGTCAAGCATGTCTGGGAGATAACCACCCCTGGGTTTGTGGCGCCGAAGCGATAAGCCCCACACGATTTTTTTTAGCAACGTAGTTTTACCAGCACCCGCAGGCCCAGACAGTATTAGTTTACGCCCCTCTGAGAACGCCTGTTCTGGATCTTTCCAGACAGATGGCATTTTCATATCCAGCATTTCGTTGGTTACAGGGCCAAGCCCAAGGGCCGTGAACCTGGCGGTAGCCATGGAAAGTAGGTGTTCTTTGTAGGCGTCCCGTTCAGCCTTGTTGTTGAAGGTTTGCATGATTACTCCTTTGACTTCCATTCAGGTTTAGGCGTCCAGGGGCCATGTTCATTTTCCCAGTTACGTTTCTGTTGTGATTGAACCAGGTCGCCTTTGATATAATAAGGATGGCGCGGATCCCAGGGTTCATAATATCTGGACAGTTCCGCCTTAGTGGCCTGGGTAGCTTTACCGCTGGCTTTTACATAAGCCCTGATATTTTTTATGAAGTTTTTGAACTTTGTGTGGCCAGTCTGGGCATGCCAGCTAGAACCCCTGTCAAAAAATGAAATCAGGGCTGCCTTTATTTCGGCTTCTGTTAATCCAAGATCTTTTGACTGTTCAAAAAGTTCAAGATCCTGATAATCAAAATAATATTTATACCCTTCTTTTTCATCATGGACTTCTTTAAAGATTTTTCCTGTTGGAGAATTCTTTAATTCCTGAAGGGAATCTTCTTTGTTTTTTTTTGTTCTTTGTTTTTTTTCAGGGATTTCTTCTTTTTTTTGTTCTGTGGGGGAAACGGGGCTCTTTTCTTTCTTCGGTTCTTGGTTAGGTTCGTGGTTACCTTCTTGCTTAGGGTTCACCGCATGAACCCCTCCCCCTCCTGTGGTGAACCCCTCCCCCTCACCAGGTGAACCACCCCCCCGCACACGGTGGACCCCCTCACGCTGTGAAGGGGTTCGTTCAAAAGGGGCTAACATCTTCCAGTGGATCGTTGTTCCAGGGATTTCTTTACCCTTTATAATCCAGCCGAATTCTTCAAGTTCGCGCTGTGCTTTTCTGGCAGTTCCCTCGCTAACCGACATCCGTTTTGAAATTGTCGTTATAGATGCCCAGGTTGTTGGGTCTGGGCCAAACGACGTCATTACGGCGTAGCACAGCTTGGCATAGTTACTCATAGTTTCATCCAGCAGGATTTCTATGAACACCCTGCCGTATGGGGATTTCGGACCTGTGATGGCCTGTTTATTCGGTGTATCGCTCATCTTGTGCCTTTCAAAACGACACCCCCATATATAGGAAAGTGCCTTAGAGACAGTAAAACCCAGATCTCCGCGCAGGAGTCTGGGTTCATTTAGAAATTTTAATCTGTCATTCTTATACGCCTGACTCCAAACCGTGTCAACATTTTTTAATCTTCATCGTCATCAGGGTCAGTGTTCCCAGCCAAGATTTTCTCAGCGTGTTCCATCTGAATAGGCGACCAGCTTTTTCTTTCGTCGAACTGCCTGATGATGGATTCGCAGAATCTTTCAGAACCAAACCGGACTTCACCGGCTTCGACCGCTTTTTCAAGAAGATCCCGAACTTCTTTTTGACGGCGTCGTTCAGCCAGGTTCTTCAGAAGCTTGGTGAAGAACTTTATTTCCTTGTCGCTGAACGCTTTGATGTTTTTTCCGTTACGTCCAAAGATGGACAGGCCAATTTCCTTATCCATGTCAGACGAATATTCGTCTTCGGTAGACGCCTCCGCCGCTTCCAGGAACAGAAGTTCTTTGCGCGTCGGCGGTGTCAGGTATCGGGTTTCCAGGTCGTCCAGCATTCTACGCTGGGCCGATGTATAGAATCGAAATTCTGGATTACGATACCATTCCCCCAGGTTGATTAGGATCTGGCGGTCGCGTTCGCTGACAACACCATCAGCAAGCCCTTCCAGCTTTTCCAATTTCCGCAAAGATTTTTTATCCAGACCGATCACACAGGCCTCAGAACGGGATGTCGTTATCGTCAATAGGGCCAGCCTTCTTAGGCGGGGCTATCCGCGGGCCTGTAGTGGGTGTCTGCATGGGGCTTGTCTGTGTTGGTTTAACGACCGCTTCGAGGGGATCACTCCCAGCATCCCGAATGACCATATCCCTGGCGGCTTCCAACTGCCTTGCGGTATAGCAACCCCACTCATCAAAGGACTCGACCAGGCTTTCAGCAAAGCGACTACCGCTTCCATAGCTGGACTCTGTGATTTCCTTCAGAGCGACATAGACAAGTGCGGAATCCCTGATTTCTTTTGAAAGGCTTTTAGCAAAGTCGCTTTGGGAAGCCGACCATCGATCCGCCTTTGTCAGAAGTTCCATGGCGGTATTTCCCTTTTTGCCACGTAGCATTCCAGCAGCACTTAGACGCCGAAGCAAAGTTTCAGCATTCTCGTTCCTGGTTTCAGCTAGGTCGTCCATGGCTGATTCGTTGGTTGACCGTAGGGGCTTATCGGTCGGCACTAACGGCATGTGGACCGTGGGGTTCGTCGGTTCCGTATAGGTGGGCTTCGCCAAAATAGACGTTGCCACTTCCAGGTGGGCTGGGATCATGTAGTTTGAAACAGCATAGTGTTTCAGCACGTCCAGCACCGCGGAAAGGTCTTTATCCCTTATGGACTTTTTCCTGGCGTATTCCCATAGCTTGGCGTCCATTTCCGCCGCCAGTTTCGGGTCAACCCTGTTATTCGACATTATTTTCTCCCCAGTAGGTATCGGCGGTTCTTGGCTATTATTTCCATGGCCTTCGATCTTTGCTTGGGTGACAGCTTCCTACGAAGCTTGATCCATCCTATGACCGACTTTGTAAATTCCAGGTTCCAGCCAGTCAGCACTGATTGTAGCGTCGTCAGTTCGTTTAGAATGATGGTGTCGCCGGCATAGCCTTCCGGTAACGATGTCTTCAGGACGGTAAGGGCCTGCTGACGGTCTTGGCGCCCGTTACCGCCAAACAGGTCACCCCTGGTCTTAGCCTGGGACATCAGGTTTCTTTGGATGGTGCGTTCTACAAAGTCACGGCCCGTAGGTTCGCGCACTTCAATTTGTTCGGGCGGTTCTTCGCCAGCGTCTTCCCAGTCGAAGTCTCCGCCTAGTTGCTGCTGGCCTACGCCAAGTTCCTGGATGGCGGTGCCTTCGGTTTCACCTTTCCATTCCGCATCGTTTATTTCACCTTTTTCGTCTCGGCGATTGGTTACGGTCTGAACAACGCCTTTGGACTTGATGAAGTCCTTGAACCCGTCTTCGTCCACTTCATGGTTGGCCAGGAAGAAATAGATGCCGCAGGGGCGGGTTTGGCCCCCACGGCAGATTCGGTCTTCGGCTTGAAGCATTTCAGTCGGCAACCAGGCCAAGTCATTGAATCCCAGGTGGGCCGCTGCTGTGATCGTGATGCCTTCGCCGGCCGCTTGGATGTTTCCTATGAAGACTTTGATCTTAGGGTCCTTTTGGAACCGATCCACGGCCTTGACCCTGTTTTCTGTGGAGACGGTGCCGTTGATCCCAACTGCGATGTCTTTATACTTTTTCATGTAGGCGTCAAAGGTTTCGGTGAACTGGGTGAATATGACCACCTTTTCGCCAGCCTCAAGCAAGTCGTCTGCCCATTCAGACAGGGCTTCCACCTTATTTAGGGAAACCCATTCCCTGACCTTCATGGTATGCACCAGGTCTACTGGGTAGGACGGCTTTTGCATTTGAACCCTACGCTTTATCTTTTCACCACCGACAACGACAATTTCATCACAGTAGTTTTCCCACCGCTTTTCAATGTCTTCAAGTTCCTTGTCCGTCAGTTCCACTTTCTGAACGTATCGAATCTTAGGCGGTAGGTTGGTCTGGTTTTTCTCGCGACGGATATAGCAATCCCGAAGTAGGGCATGTAGTTCTTCCAGGCGCTGTTTTGAAACAGGCTTCCCTTTACCCCACCCCCCAGGGTTTTCTGGGTTGTATCGGGCCAGGAACTTCTTGGGTTCCTTGGCAAGGGGGTGATTGATTATTTGAAGGCCGTGTAGAACATCCTTTGGGCGCTTGGTGATGGGCGTTCCTGTCAGAAGCAGGATACGTGGGACGAATTCGCACAGGTTCCTAAGCGCGGTTGATCGCTGGCTGCCCGCATGCTTGGCCCTGTGGGCTTCGTCTGCCACAACGCAATCAAACTTGGATGCCCACGCTTTGATGGTTTCCCTGAGTTCGGTAAGGCGAAGCATGCTTTTGTCGGTCAGCTTACCCTGTTCCCGAAGGGCGTCTTCCAGGTCGAAGATTTCGTCCATGTTCGGCATCCGGCGCAAGTCGTCCCAGGTGAACAGTTCAAAGTCCACGTTACGGCTACCTGGGGCAGCGGGCCGACCAAAGGCGAAGGTGATCTTTTTGTCAACAAGCCGAAGTTCGTTGGGCCACGCAGTTGCCCTGGCGGTCTTGGGGGCTATGACTAAGACCCGCTTCATGCCCGCCTCCTTCATAGCAATGATGGTCTGGATAGTTTTTGCCATGCCCTGTTCGTCTGCCAGGATTCCGCCCTTCATTTCCTTGTGGGTCAGGCAGTCCATAAGCATGGCAATGCCTTCCGCCATGTGCTTCGACCCATAGAACTCCAGGGGGGACGTGGTGTTCTTATACTGGGCGATCAACCGTTCGACAACGGGGCGGTGCGCTTCCATGTAGGCGTTGGGGTTGTGGATGGTGGCGGGTATGTTCGCGCAATCCAATCCTGGAAACAGCGCGTTGAACTTTTCCTGGATGTCTGAGGCGTAGAAGTCTCGGACCAACATGGCGTAGGTGCCATAGGTCTTTTCATCGAAAAAGGGGATGTCGGCGAAGAAAGCTTTGTAATCAAACTTGCCTTCAAGGGGGTTCTGACCAAATTGCATTTGGCCCCGAATCTTAATCGCCCTTGCGGCGGCGGCGAACTCCATCTTTTTGGGATAGAGGAACACCACCCTGGTCAGTCCATTAGGCAGCTTTCTTGCCTCGATATGCGGTCTCACAGGGAGAATACTACACGACCTGGCGGTGGGTAGTCAATCCCTAGTTGACATGAATGTAAACATTGGTCTAATCTTAGGCATGGTTATATATGCCAAGGACGCCGAGGCGGGGCGGCGCTACCGTTGCGTTGACACCGGGGACGTTGTTGAAATCTGTGCAAGACCCCAGGATTCCAGGAATGGGGTTCTCGTTCCGCTTACTACAGCGGACGGGTCATTCATTCACGTCAACGCCGTGTCGTTCAGGAACCGCCGCATAAAAGAAAAAG